GGTGCCGAGCAGTACCGCATCCTCGGCGACCGCGGGGACCTGACTGTCGACGCCGACGACATCGTGCATCTGTGCGGATACAACCCCGACGATATGCGCGCCGGAGCCTCGCCGATCGAGACGTTGCGGCAGATCCTCGCCGAAGAGCACGCCGCGACCCTTTACCGGGAACAGCTGTGGCGTAACGGGGCCCGCGTCGCCGGCTATCTGGAGCGGCCGAAGGATTCACCGCGCTGGTCGGACCCGGCACGGGAGCGATTCGCTGCCGCCTGGCGCGCCCAGTACACCGGCGACGGCCCGCAGACCGGCGGCACTCCCATCCTGGAAGACGGCATGAAATTCGTGTCGTCCGGTGTCTCACCGAAAGACGCCCAGTACGTGGAGTCGAGGCGCTTGACCCGGGAGGAAGTCGCGGTGGCCTATCACGTGTCGCCGTCGATGGTCGGCATGACCGAAGGCACCAACTTCTCCTCCATTCAGGAGATTCACCGGATGCTGTATCAGGACACCCTCGCCCCGTATCTGCAGCAAATCGCGCAGGACCTGGAAACGCAAATCCTCAACGACATCGACCCGGGCTCCCGGGACGGCTCCACATATATCGAGTTCAACCTGTCGGAGAAGTTGCGCGGCAGCTTCGCCGAACAGACTTCGGCACTGCAATCGGCGGTCGGCGCCCCGTGGATGACCCGTGACGAGGCCCGAGCTATGAACAACCTTTCCGCGATCGACGGTGCTGACGAACTGATCGTGCCGCTCAACGTGGTCGCCGGTGGATTGGCTGCGCCGAACGACACCGCCCCGACGAATCCGTCACATGAGGGCAACCCGAAAACGTATGCGGAGTACCGGATGAACCACACCCCGATCCGGATTGGCCGCTAAGCCCGAACCTCGCAGAGGAGGCACAGCGTGAAAGTCAAGAGCGCGCCGGCCCGCCTGAAAGCGGACGGTTCCGACGTCGACGCCTCCGGCGAATTCGAGGCGATCGTCTCCGTGTTCGGCAACACCGATTCCTGGGGTGACGTCGTCAAACACGGCGCTTTCACGGACACCATCGGCCATTGGAAAGCGTCACCGAACACCCTGCCCGTGCTGTGGTCGCACCGCATGGACGACCCCACGTACAACATCGGTGAGATCCTCGACATCCGGGAGATCGGGCCGGACAGTACCGAACTCCCAGACTGGGTCGACCCGGCTGTCCGTAAAGGTGGCGGGCTGTGGGTGCACGGCCGGCTGGACACCGGCGACGACGCGTCACCGATCGCTAAACAAGCTTTACGGTTGATGAAAGCGCGCCGGGTCACGCAGTTTTCGTACGCCTATGACGAGCTGGAGTCGGGCTGGGGCAAAGTCGACGGCCGTGAAGTGTGGGAGCTGCGGAAGCTGAAGCTGTACGAGATCAGCCCCACCCAGATCGGCGCGAACGAACTCACCGAACTGCTCGCCGCTAAAGCGCTGCGGCTGAAAGCGGGCGAGCCTTTGTCGGCGGATAACGAGGACCGGATCCGGCAGGCGTCCGATCTCCTGCATGATGTGCTGCAATCCCTCTCCACCGACGACACCACCGACAGCGAAGACGACGGCGGGGACGGCGGAAAGGCCGCGGACACACCGGCCCGGAAATCGCTCGACTCGGACCGTCCACACCTGAGTGCACTGCGGCGAGGAATCCTCCTGCGGCAAATCACCGAATAACACACGGGAAGGGGAACGGCTCATGAGGCGTAGCACACGCGAAGCCATCATGGTCGAGCTGAAGGCCGCGGAAGCGATCGCCGACGCCGCCGAGAAAGACGACCGGGACCTCACCGCCGACGAGCGGGGGAAAGTCACCGAACACCTGACGAAGGCCGATGTCCTGCAGAAACAGGCGGAGGAGGCCGGCGCGACACTGAAAATGCTGGCCGACCTCGGGAATGGTATCCAGGCACCCCCGGACGACGGACCGGCGGAGAAGGATCTACCCGCCACGTTTCACGGCACGAAACAGGGAATGACGGTAGGCCAGGCCTATGTGAACAGCGCCGAATACAAGGCGATGCTCGCCGCCGCACCGGATGGCCGCTTCGGCGAGAAAGCGCGTGTTCAGTCTCAGCCTTTCGGTGTGAAGACGTTGATCACCGGCCTGTCAGATTCCAGTGCCGGGGCCCTGGTGACACCGCAAGCACTCGGCCTGGTCAACGCCGCGGATCCGTTCCTGCAACGGCCTCTGACCGTCCGGCAGCTTTTCTCGGCGGGTAACACCACGAGCGACAGCATTGAATATGTGCGGATGCTGTCACAGACCAATAATGCCGCCCCGGTACCGGAGGCTATTTCTACGCTGCCTGTCGGCACCGGTACCGGCGGAACGGCGACGGCGGTAGACGCTGGCGTCAAGCCAGAATCGGGCTTCACCTTTGAGAAATTGAGCACCGTAGTCAAAACCGTTGCGCATTGGATCCCTGCCACCAAGCGGTCCCTGTCGGATGCCGCGCAGGTCCGGACCCTGATCGACACGTTCCTGCGGTATGGGCTGGAAGAGGAGTTCGAGGATCAGCTGATCTCCGGCAACGGTACGGGGGAGAACCTTCTCGGTCTGAATTCGACCAGTGGCGTACAGACGCAGGTCGCGCCGATCACCAATGAGGACGTCTTCACCGTCACGCGGCGGGCTCGCCGTAAAGTGAAGGTCGGTGGTCGCGCCATCCCCACCGCCTTTGTCTTGAACCCCATCGACTGGGAGAACATCGAGCTCGCCCGGGACACCAATAAGCAATTCTACGGCGGTGGACCGTTCGCGCAGACACCGAACACGCTGTGGGGCCTGCCCGTCGTCGAATCGGAAGCCGTCGCCGCGGGAACGGGATGGGTCGCCGACTGGCGGATGGGCATCATCTGGGACCGCGAACAGGCTTCCATCCAAGCCACTGATGCGCACGCCGATTTCTTCATCAGAAATTTGGTGGCCATTTTGGCGGAGCTCCGATGTGGATTCGCCATTTTGCGTCCGGCCGCATTCTGCAAGATCACCCTTGCCTGATCGACGCGCGGCACACCCATTGACCGGGAGGGGCATTGTGGCGCGGGGCCACCTAGGGAGGGTGCCCCTCCCACCCAAACCAGAAAGGCACCGGGGATACCGTCATGCCCGAACTCAGCGAATACGAAATCACCGAACCCAACGGCGTGGTGACACGGCTCCAGCTCACCGACGACGACGCCAAGAAATTCCCACACGCCAAGAAGGTCGGCACCGTCCACGCGGAAAAGACCGACGCCAGTGAGGACGACGCGACAGACACCGGCAAACCGGCCGGGACCACGCACCAACACGAGCAGGTCCAGAACCGCGCACGCCGAGCGGAGTAACACCGATGGCCGACAATGTCCAGATCAACGCCATGGCGGGCGGCGACACCATCGCCGCCGATGACGTCGACGGGATCAAGGTCCAGAGGGTCAAGATCGGCTACGGGCCGGACGGCGTCTACGCCGACGTGCACGAGGGGGCGCCGCTACCCGCGGCACTGGTCACCGGTGCCGCTGTCGGCAGTGACCGCGTCACCGTGCCTACGGCCGGCACCCCCATCCCGCTACCGGCCCACCCGGGCATTCTCGGCCTCACCATCCGGGCGATGCTCGGCAACCAGGGCACCGTCTACGTCGGCGGCGGATCGTCGGCGGATTTCGAGCTCGCACCCGGCGACGCGATCAGCCTCGACCTGGCGGACTCAGCCGCCGTCACCGTCGACGCCGTCACATCCGGCGACGGCGTCAACCTGCTATGGGTGGGGGCGAGCACGTGAGGACGTCATTCGCCGCGGGTGTACGGCAGGGCCCGAAAGGCGACCCGGGGGCCTCATCGTCGGCGTACCCCTACACGCTGTCGACGTCCGAGACGGTTCCGCCGGCCTCCGGGCAGGCCCGCACCAACGCCGATACTGCCGCCACCGCCACCGCGCTGTATCTGTCGTACACGACAGCGGGGGGCCTGACGATCCCGCCGCTGCTGCGCAACATCACCGCCGGGGACACCCTCACCGTTCAGGACAAGTCCGATGCCGGGACCGCCGCCGAATACCTGGTGACAGCTGACGCCATCGACCACCCGGACGGCCTCTATGTAGAGGTGCCGGTCTCCTATGTCACCGGGACAGGACCCGGGGGGGAAAACAATCAGCAGATCACCCTGTTCCACACGATGGTCGGTGCTCCCGGAGCGAAAGGCGACAAAGGCGACACCGGTACGGCGGGCACGATCGCCGCCGTCACTGCGACGGCCCTGCCCGCCGGATCCGCACCCACCGTCGTCAACGAGGGCACCCCCACCGCAGCGCAACTAGCCTTCGGTATTCCCGCCGGAGAGAAGGGCGCTTCCGGAGGTTCTAACCCGCTGCTCCTCAACTCCGGATACCTCTACTGGAGACCCGGCTATTACTACGATCAACGCGGCATAGGCACCGGTGCTGATTTTGCTGGTAGCTTCACGGGCTGGCGGATGTTCCTCACTCCTCTGGTCATTCCGAAAGACCTCACATTCGATCGCATCGCCATCTACGTATCCACCGCT